TAAAAGTTTAATGCCATAGGATTAGGGACTCTAACTTCTAAATCAGAAACTTTCAATGATTCGCCTTTGTCAATAAATTCTGTCTGTAAAGTTTCTGGCGTAATAACATCACCTTGTATTACACCTTCACCTGAATTTAATTGATCATCTTGTGTGATGTAAACTTTTGCAACATTACCATATTTTGCAGGTAAGCTATAAATTCTTGTAATATAATCTTGTTTTGTTACTGCTCTTGATTGAGCTTGAAAAAACTGTTTTACATTTTCTTTTATTTCATCTATTGTTTCTGAACCTTTTCCGCCTGTAGCAGGTCCAGGATTGTTAACAGATATTGATGCTTGTGATTCTTCTACCAAGGTAGCGTCTAATCCTGTATTGTTTATTTCTGAAGTTATGCTCCTTAAAGAATTAATACTGTTTGAAGGAACATTATCATCAACGCCACCACCAACAGAATACTTTATTGTAAGTGTCGTGTTTGCTGGTGCAACACCATAAACAGCTGTCTCCAAAAAGTTAGCAGGATCTAATGCAGAATTAGAATTTAAAAAGTCAGAATTAACATTTGAATTTCCGACTGTTGAAGGATTAGGAATCACTTCTTCATCATTTTCTGTTGCAGTTCCTGATCCGAATCTTAGCTGATATGATCCATCTGATTTTATGTAAGACTTATATCTCTTTTTTGTCCTTAACAATTTAATCATGTAAGGTGTAGTGTCATTAAAAGCTGCCAAATTAGGATCGAATTCAGCATCATTTCTAACTTCTTGATAAACTAAATCTTGTGCAAGTGACTCAACTTGATACCACTTACTAGCACCGCCATCAGTTACAGATATTATTTCTAATACATTTTTATTTGCCAGCGTGACCATATCATAAGCTTTAGCTGAACCGAATGTAAAAGTTTCTGTTATAACTTCACCGCTAACAGCTCTTGCTTGTTTCTTTAAGAGATATTTTGTTATTGTTCCGTCAATTTCATAAGGTTCCACAACAACAGGGTCCAATGAGCCTGATGTACTAAAATCAACTTCACTAACTGTTCTAAATGTTTTACTATATTGGTCTGAAGCTATGACAGTTCCTTCTTTGATTCTGTGACCGTATCTAAAGTCTGGTACTACTGTATCACCAGTTCCTGTAGCTGGTACTGTTTGAAAGAAATCAACTGTAACATTTGAAGGTGTAGAAATTTTTGGTCTATATCCGTATGATTGTGCTATATCGAAGACAGTTTTTCTTTCTTCTGCATAAGCCAATAAAGATTCACGAAATTGTTCATCGATATAAAATGAAAGTATGTCACCTACATAAGCAGCCATTTCGATAAACATCATTCCAGGACTAGTTTCATTAAAGTCTGAGTATGATGCAGGAAAGTATGTTTTAGCATACTCAATAAGATCACTTCGTAATCCTGTAAAATCTTTGTTTAGAAAATTAATATCTTTTGGTCTTTGTTGATCGATAGCCATTTTATTCTCCGGCTCTAGCTAAATTTAGTGTAATAGAATCTGTTGCTCCGGGATCTACGGATGTAGAAAATGTTAAACTAACGTTTACAAGATTTTCATTCTCTCTAAGGTCTACACTTATATTTTTTATTATTACGTGCGGCAACCATTTTGTGACTGCCTCTCTAATTGATGTGTCTATTTTTACACTTAACGAGTCATCCATCGGTTCGAATAAAACATTAAATAAATCACACCCTAATTCAGGCTGATTAACTCTTTCACCCTTTACAGTTAATAATAAATTCTTTAAATTTGATTTTGTTTGGTCACTTAAACTTTTTGTAGATCTAAACCAACCGTTCTTGCCGCGAGAAAATGGAAGAGATACACCGATAAATGTATCCGGATCTTTATCACGTGTTCTTACAGCTGCGTTTCTTGGATTTTCTAGTGCCATTATTTTAATCTTCCTTTAGGGTTTAATAATGCTTTTAAAAGATCACCGCTAAGTTCTCTAAACTTTCCTCTTAACTCACGAGACCTACCCCGTGTAGTTAAATATCTTCCAGCTGAAGAAGTTGACAACCCTAACTCTAAATCATTTTTCATTTGTTTAACTAAATTATCTCTTTCTATTAGATTAGGTGTCTGTTGAAGTCTTGCAACATAGTCTGCCATAAAGACAAATGATTTTTTCTCTAAAATAGGTGGTCCACCACCACTCCCAAATGAAACTTCAGCTTTCTCAACATAATCATGTATAGCTTTTGCATCTTTTGTTGCTTCTTTAATATTACTACGCATTTCTTTTATTTTAGCCTTAGTCTTCAGAAATTTATTCTGATTTGTATGCTCGTGCTTTATATTGGCTAAATTAAAAATTAATCTTTTAAGACTTAGTGCCATGTTTACTCTCTATAGCTTTAACAACTTTTGCTGAATGTCCACTCATTGCCTTCTTCATAAAGTCTGGTGTATCAGCAGTTGGCTGCATTGGCACACCTCCTGCTATTTCTCCCATTCTATCTGAAGTGTATGCGCCACCACCCATAGTTGGCATTGACTCATGACCAATTCCACCTTGAGTCTCATTTAAAATCTTATTCAATACAGGATCTTTTGCAAGTTGCCTTTCCTCTCTTGGCTCTTTCATATATGAAGGGATATTCGCCTCAGTATTTTCTAAGGCTGCCAATTCAGGTGTTGTAGTTTGACTATTTACTGGTTGTGTTGGAGTAACTAATTCTTTCACAACTATGTTTATTTGTCTTGCTACTTCTTTTTCAACTGTTTCCTTTATTATCTTTTTAAGTGCTGTTATTGTATTTGACTTCATTTTTATTACCTTTATTTTTACTCTATAAAATCTGCAGTTGCTTGAATATCTTCTATTCTTGTCAAGCATGCAGATATATCAACTATTTGTGCATCAAGTATTGCTCTCATTTCTTGTTCAGAAATTGTAGCATTTTCAGACTGACCTGATGCTCCTTCACTACAAACTTTCCAACCTTCGCCTGGTATTTCAAAAGATTCCACTTGATATGTGTGATCTTCTTCTTGTTCAACTTCTGGCGGAATAGCTCCAACATATACTTTTTGGTTTTCAAACTCTACACATCCACCAGTAATTAAATCTCCAGGACTTAAAGCTAGTCCTGGTTTTAAATATAGGTCTAAATCATCATTTAGTTTCGAAACTTCTGCGTCTAACTCATCTCCATATCTACCAGCACTTCCATCACCCATGTCACCTTTTCTCTTACCTTCTATCCAAGTGCCGCCTAATGCTTCACAATCTTCTTTTGATAAGCCATCTTCCAAACCTCTCTGATTAGCGCATGCCTGTATCATTGCTGATAGTGTTGCTATTAATGTGGGCAAAACTCTGTTTGCGTCTAATATTGATCTTGCAAGTGTATCTATCATTTGTGCCAAACCTAAAACCATTTGTTTTATCATCATGTATACTAGTGCTAGCTTGACTGCCTTGCCAACCATAAATATACTTTCAATTATTCTTATAATTCTTTTTACAGTGTTAACAGCAGTCCTTACAGCTTGTACTACTTTTCTTATTTGTGATAATATTCTTTGTATATCTCTTATAAGCTGTAATAGTTTTTGTGCTTCTGGTCTGTACTTACAAACATCTCCTTTTGGATCATACTTTGCTTTGTCTGCTAGCATTTGTACTTTTCCTACAAGTTTAGTTTGTAGTTGTGTTACTTCATTAATTTTTTCTTGTATAGGAACCCACCAAGTCATATCTAAACCAGGAATGTCTAAGTCCAGGTCAAAGTCTATGTCCAGATCTATTACTCTTTTTGTGTCAGACCTAACATTTCCTGCTAGCTCTTGTAAACTACAGTAGTCTTCTTCACCTCCACCAGCAGGTGATATTACAGCACCATCAGGCCCAACTTTAAATCCCGGCCCTGGGATTGTGAACGGTGCTTCATAAACAGTGCCATCAGGTCCAATAATTGTACCATTGACAATTAAGTCACCTTGTAACAAATCAGCGTCAGCTCCAAAAAGCCTAACCTCACCACCATAACCTGCATGTATAACTTCTACAGTTGATCCTTCACAAACTTCCCAACCTGGTTCAGTTATAAAAAACGGCTCAGGAGCATTTAATTTTGTTCCAATTGGTGTTGTCACAAGAGGATCCATTTCTAATTGATTTTGAGGAATATCAAAAATCTCAGCAACAGCTTTGTTTTGTTTTTCTTCTTCTTCAGTTATAGGTTCTTTTATGAAGTTGTTAGAAACTTTTACAGCGCAACCAATTAATATTTGATCTCCCATAAGAAGTTTTGCACCACCAGAAAGTGTCCTTCTAAGACTAGTTATATTATTACAATCTAACATTATTTCCCTTGTTTAGACACATAAACGTGTTTGCTTAATAAAGCTTCTTTTAAATTTTGTTTACTAAATTTTCCTCCTGATCCGAACAAAGAACTCATTGAAGCACCAGCCTTTTGTTTTAGAGGATCAATACTAGGCGCACCTGCCAACGGACTTATTCCTGTTCCAGACTGTAAATCAGTTCCTGCAGATTCTAAAGCTTGTGCCATATAAAATAGTAGGTCAACTAGTGCATCACCTAAAACAACTGGCTGAACGCCTACAGCTTCTGGTTCTGCACCAACATAAACTCTTTTACCTATAATATGAGAATCATTTTTAGATATTAAATTTAAATTATATCCAGAATATATTCCTACATTATTGTTGTTGCCTTCTTTTGTATTGAAAACTAATTTATCAGAGTCTATTAATATTTGTTTACCAGTGTGTGTCGATGGTGTTATTTCACTGTTTACATTCCTTGCAGGAGTTAGTCTAATTTCTTCTTTTTCTAAAATATAAATTGATCCTGCATCATTTACAATATTTTCTGGCTTTGGTGTGTCTATCTTTTCATCATCAGTATCGGTATTTGCTATTCTTAATTTTATTATTGGTCCGGACTTCGCCTCTACATTATCGTTTTTACCTAATTTTATTGATTGTCTCTCTCTACCATCTAGTACAATATCTCCAGCAATCTGTCTTGTAGGTCTTGTTGGCTCAGGCTTAAATCCCTTTAATTTTTCTTTATAATCTTTACTGTCGTGTTTACGTCTTTTACCACCAACATCTGTTGCGCCGACTACTGAATTATGATTAGATGATCTTCTTACATTGATAGGATTGAAATAATATGCGATGTCTCCTAAACATATGATTGCAACCATCTCACCGTAAACGGGATATTTTTTAATGTTAGCTTCTAACGGATAAATCCAATCAGTCGGTAGATCAAACCCTGGATAGCATTGTACTTGAATACACCCGATATGACGATCATTGACGCCTGCATTTTTCTCGACATCTTTCTCGTTGTATATTACACCTGTCACCTCAGCTGAAATGATTTGAATTGATGCAGTCTTTAGTTTATCAACTAGGTCTAAACCAATATCTCTTGCACGCTTCTCGGTAACAAGATCATCGGAGAATTCCACAGGATTGAGTTTATTGACTTTATCTATCCAGATTCCGCCGTAACGTTCGACAGTATTACTAGACATTTACTACTCCTGTATTTGTAGGTTTATATCATCTACCTCATTTTGTATTGTTTCTGTCGCTTTGCTTATTCTGTCTAGAATACCCTTCTTCTCTTCATCAGAAAGACCAAATTCTGTAGAATCAGACTTGCCTTCAACAGACATAACGCGTTGCACAACTGCGGCGAGCTTTACTAGAAGCTCATCATTTCTTATATTAGCTTCTGTAAAATCACTGATCATAGGAAACAATTGAATTGCAGTATTGGGATCTTTTATAAACACCATGAGCTCTTGTATTAAACTCTCTATCTGTACTTTGTTTCTTTTGGTATTGTTATCGATCTTCTTAAAGAGATCTGAAAGATTCATACCTTCATATATTTCATAATCGTTAGACATAAAACTAGCCTTTTGATTATAAATATAGAGAAATACAGTATTATATTTATTTAGTTATTTGGAACCATCTTATCAAATAACAGATACCAATTCCAGCTCCTAACGAATTTATCAGGTAATAATTCCTCACTCTCGAGTTTTGCATACATCGGTGTTTTTAACGGTGAATCATTAATTGCAACACCTGTGTATCTATGAATTCTCATAAAATAAAGAAAATTATCATAGTCAAATAAACCTCTATAAAAGAATTGATGTCCCATTCTCCAATTTGGTATGCTTATCCATAATTTATCTGTGTTTAGATGATATAGATCTTGTATAACTTTTGTAGGATTGGGTAAGTGTTCTAGGACATCATTACAAATTATTAAATCATAACTTTCCAATAATCCATCAGAGCTAACACCTTCTCTAAGATCTTTAACAAATATTTCACCAGGCCACCCTCTCTTGTCGTGTGATTTTTTAGCGTTCTTTTTATCAATCATGTGGTATGTTATACCATCTAATGCGCCTAAGTCATCTAGGTGCTTACATAGTCCTCCTGGCCCACTTCCAATTTCTAATATAGTTTTTACTTTATGTTCATTAATTCTATATTCTAATATTTTAGCTTCATGTTCATATCTTGAAATCCAATCTAGATCATCTAACCTAGTGTCATTTTCCCACTCATCAGGTCTATTATAATCTTCAAACGGATCAAATTCTTCTTCGTTTTTATTATGCTTTATTCTTAGAAGAGACATTAATAAGCCCTAGAAGATCCTGATGCTGAAATATAACCACTCTGTTCCCATTGTGTGTTTAATGTTTTAAAATGATTTCTCATTACATTAAGAACTTTTGTTATGTGCTGTGTCTGTGCACCTGATATTTCTCTTAAAAGAATGTAGAGCGCTTTTTTATTAAAGATCTCAATACTTTCTACACGGTCCATAAGATCAATTATAGAATATGCAATATCAATATCTCTTTGTTTCTTAAAAACTGTTTCTGTATTTGTTTTCCAATAATCAATAACAGAGTTATAAAACATGCTGCCTTCTCTTTTCTCTATATCTTTTTCTTCGTATACAACTTTCTTTACATCTTTATGTTTTAAGTCAATCACATCAGTGTGTGTTTTCATCTTTTTATAATTTGCGTTATTATGGCAAATCAGCCAGTTTTTAACTACAACACTAAAATAGCTAAATGCTTTTCCTTTACCCTGTTTATATTTGTCCAAACGTGTAATCATAAAAGATATAACTTCATGTTTTACTGTTTCTGTAGGAACATCAAAGTGATAAAATTTAAAAGTGTGAATTATATTTTCTACAAGTTTTTCAAACGGTTGTCTAAGATGTTCATTGTATATAGCATTCTTTTCTCTCCAGTCATCTGTAGCATTGTAATCGACAATTCCTTGCTCAGTTCCTTCATGAAAATACATTCTTGTTTTTGATTTTTTACGTGGCATTATTTTTTTCCTTCTAATAAGTTGTCTAAATTATCTACTTCTTTTTTTAACATTTCGAATGTTGTTCCTGTTTCATCATCAGACTCGAAAGAGCCCAATGTATCGATCTCTTGCATGTTTTGTATTGTATCACGGATTGTTGTGTAAGTTCCATCTAAAACTTGTTCTAAGAAATCAACTTTATTGTACAAATTTATTATTACATACAATTGTACTATTGATACTATACCAAAAAATACTAGTGCTATTGTCTCAATCATTTTCAAATAACCCCTTTAGTTTGCTAACATCTAGATTTTTTACTAGTTCTTCTTCTTGAGATTCACCTTTCATATACTTTGGAAAGTCTATACGAGATTCACCTGATAACATAAAAGTTTCTTTCTCTTGCCTAGCAGCAGAGCAATCTGCAAAGTGTATAATGTGAGGCAAATTAGTTTTCATTGCTTTCCATTCTGCACCTTCCATAAAGTAAGATGTATTTTGTTCGTTATACAGCCCATCTGCAAGTCTAACACCTAAGTATTCTGATTCTGACATTGTAATACCAAACTGGTTTAGTATCCATATTGCTCTATCAGTAACTGTCATATAGTGTATTGCGGGATTGTGGTTATAATATTCTTGTAACTTCTTTGCACGCCATTCATCTGTGTTTGCAGAATAATAATCATCGTCCATATTTCCAATCTTTCCAAGGTCATGGAACATAGCTGCAAATACAACGGACTCAGCTGATATATCATCAACGTGCATACCCTGTGCTTTGAATAGCTCATAGTAACTTAACGACCACTGTATTATATTAAGAATGTGCGCTACGTAACCTCCTGGAAATGCGTTGTGATACCAAGCTCTCCCTGAGGCTGGTGCCATTATCATTCTTTCTTCGAAATGTTTGTGAAGTAACTTTATTTTTTCTAGACGTTCACCTGTAAAGTGAGTCTCTATAACTTTGTTTAGTTCAGACCAATTCTCTTGTATCTGATCTGCGTTTGGTCTCATGCGTTCTCCTTAGTCCAATTTAATTTAAAAATATCTACGTTTGTAAATTTGTACGGCTTGACATGTTCTGATTCTAATATATCAACTACATTTACCCATTTAGGATTCATCGTATCTCTAACTTGATAAACACCGTCTTTTCCGTCTGTTCCTTTTAATAATACAAAGTCACCGTAATTAAATGGGCCTCCCCAACGTGTTAGTAAATTACGTGATAGTGCAACAAATTTATATCTAGATGCGTGATGTATTCTTATTCTAGTTCCATCAGCTGTTATGTCTGGTGTGTCATCACATTGAATCTCATTTGGTTGATACATTGTTACATCAACTTTAATTCCGTGTTGATAAAACTCAGAGAGCCTGTCAGACAGACCTTTGTTTTGACTTGCAAGAAACTCATAGTGTTCATGATATGTTTCTTTATTTGCCTTCATAAAACGAGTGGCGACATAGCCGTTTATCGTAGTTATAAACGCAATTAATATTAGATATTTGCTTAAGTTCTGCATCTTTGTGCTCTCCTTTAATTTGTTATGTATAAATCTAACCCTTTTTTAGGACAAAGTAAAGGCTTTTTTTGCTTTTTTT